AAGTCTTCTCGGGCCGTGAAGCCGCCGCTAAGGGCATGGCCACGGGCGTCGTGCAGAATCTCCGCGAAGCCCTCGCCTCTTTCTGAGCCAATCAGTTGCCCGCCCCCGCAATTTTTAAGACCATGACTATCGAAGAAAAACTCGTCGCCGCTGAAGCCCTCGTCGCTTCCGCCTCTGCCGAACGTGACGACCTCCGCGCCACCGTGGAGAAGTTGACCGTCGGTGCTTCCTCGGAAGTCGAAGCCCTCAAGGTCGAAGCCTCGGCCAAGGACTCCAAGCTCGTCGAGCTGGAAGGCCTCCTCGCCGTCTCCGCCAAGCAGGTCGAAGAACTGACCGCCAAGGTCGCCGAACTCTCGGCCGTCCAGATCAGCGCCTCCGCCGAAGCCGCGGCCATCGTGGCCAAGGTCGGCGTCGCCGCCGTGGACCTTCCCCAGGGCGACAGCCCGGTCCGCGCCACCGACAAGGAAATCGCGGAGCAGTACGCCACCATGCCCTTCGGCAAGGAGCGCACCGACTTCCTCAAGAAGAACCGCGCCGCCATCTTCTCGGCTTCCAAGTAACCCTTTCCCCTCAACCCCTCCTCTCTCCTAAACTAATATGTCCAACACCATCGCTGCCCAGCTGATCGTCGACACCCTCGCCGCCCAGTCCCAGACCATCCTCGCGAACCGCCTCGCCGCGCTCCGCAACTTCTCGACCGACTTCTCCACCGACGTCAAGAAGCCGAACGACACCATCCAGGTCGCCATCGCCTCCGCCACGGCGGCCACTCAGGTCAACCCCTCCGCCTTCAATGTCATCGGCGGCACGACCCTCTCGGCCACCTCGGTCGCCCTCGACCACGTCTATCAGCCCTTCGGTCTCGGCTACGCTGACATCCAGAACTCCATCCGCCTTGAGCGCCTGGTGAAGATCAACCTCGACGCCCTCGCCGACAAGATCTGGGCCCTCGCTACCGCCCCCATCACCGTCGCCAACTTCGGCGCCGCCGCCGTGACCGCCGCTGACTCGGCCGTCACCCCGGGCTCCTCGCAGCTCAAGGCCCTCTGGGCCGGTGTCAGCAAGGCCGGCCGCAAGGCCCTGATCGTGAACCCTGGCATCTACAGCCAGCTCATCCCGACCAGCACGACCTCCCTGCCCCTCTCCGAAGGTGCTTACGGTTTCGATGGCGGCGTCTTCTACGCCTCCGCCTTCCCGTCCGAAACGAAATTGGCCGGCTTCGCCTGTGCGCCTGAGGCCGTGGCTCTCGCGGCCGCCGCCCCTTCCCTCGACCACGTCCGCGACGGTATGCTCGTCTCGGAAGTCGTCGCCCTCGAAGGCCTCGGCATGAGCATCTACTACAACGTCTGGGCCGACAAGAGCACCCGTAACCTGGTCGCCTCGGCTGAACTCATGTTCGGCGCGAACAAGGCGGTCACGAACGGCACGATCGCCGCGGTCTACAACCCGTAATCGCCGGGGCTTAAAGCCCCCCGATGAAGGCCCCCAGAAATGGGGGCCTTTTCTTTGCCCGAGTCTGCAGAGTTATGAGCCTGTACGGTCAAGAGTTTCTGAACGATGCGAAGGAAATCACCTACGACCTAGGTATCCCCTGCGCCACGGCCGGCTCGACCGTCACCTTCTCGGCCCTCATCTCCGACCCTGCCTACACCACCGGCCTTGAATCTGGGGGGTTTGTGGAGCGGACCCAGTACACCGTCCGCCTACCCGCCGCAACGGCCTCCTGGACGAAGCCAGACGGGTCTAATGGGGCATCGGCGGCGGTCATCGTGGCAGGCGTTCCCATCGCCGCCCTAGGCATCGGCAAGAAGCTGACGGTCGGGGGTAAGGTCGTCCGCATCACCAGCCAGACCCACAAGACCCTTTCGGCTTGGATTACCCTCGTGGTGATTGATGACAACCAATGAGCCTAGAGGCCCGCATTGTCCCCCGCAGCCGGGACGAGTTCATCGCCGCCCTCAAGCAATTTAAGCAAGGGACCAACGACGGCATGACCGACGTCTACCTGGAGCAGGCCGCCCTGATGTGCCGCGACAGCATGGTCCTTACTCCCCCGATCGTGAAGGCCGGCGGTCAGGGCATGAGCGACGAAGCCCGCATGGTAGGCAATGCGGCCATCAAAGGGGACGTGCATTCGGTCGTAGTCGGCCAGCGCTCGGGCTCGGTCAACGGCCGCCGCGGTCGACTCTTCCGCAAACTCGGTTCGGCTGCGTTTAGGAACAATGTCTCCAAGTTTTGGAAACTAGCCGGGGATAACACCGACCTCTTCTCCGGCAACGCCCTCTATGCCCGAATGTTCAATAAGGGCTTCGGAACGGAGAAGTCCTTTAACAAGCTGAAGAACTACTTCAACCGCATCGGCCAGCAGGAAGCAGGGAACGCCCTGAACCGCTCGGTCATCGATAGCGTCGAAGGCGTGAAGCGTGTCCACATGGCCGCGCTCAAGCGCTTTGGCGGCCGCATCCGTAAGAACGGCGGTCCTGGGATTGAGTTCTGGGAACGCATGGAGGCCAAGGACGAAGTCCTCAAGGACTACATCAGGGAGCGCCAGAAGACCGTCGGCAAGGTCAAGGCAGGCTGGGTCGATACCCTCAACAAACTGCCCAAGCCCAAGAAGCTTGGCGGAAGCCGCAACAACGCAGGACGCTCTAAGATTCCCGTATGGATCAAGCGCCACCAGCAGAGCACAGGCTACGTCGCCATGACCTACCATGAAGCAGAAGTAATGGTCCTTAACCTAGTCCTCGGTAACAGCAACGGCGACGCCGATTTCATTGCAACCGACGCGGACGTTAAGAACCTAGTTTACGGTAACCGCGTCCAGCAAATGCCTGCCCAGCTGCAGGCCATGCTCAAGGCGCGTGCCGAAAAGTTTAACCGCCAAAAATAACAACCATGCCCGGAACCATCTCACCCCGCCACATCGTCGAGGCCGTCTTGGACGGATACCTCACGGCCGAATCAGGCCTTGCCGGCGTGGCCGTCTACACTGGCGACAACGCCGAGATCAACGTCCTGCCCAAGTGCGTGGTCCTCTGCGACTCCGCCCGAACCCCGCCCGAACTGCCCGAAGGCGCTGGCAACTATATGTGCTCGGTCCGCGTGACCCTCTTCTCCAACGCCGACGACACGACCCTCTCCGCCCACCGTGCCCGATGCGCCGCCTTGGCCGGGGCGATGGGTAACGTTACCGCGGTCAAGGCCGCCTTCGCCACTGATGCCTCGGCTCTCTGCTACGACGTCATCCCTGACTCCGAAGACGAAGGCCGCGACGAGCGCTCCTGGGCTACGGTCCTCAGCTACACCGTCCCCGTGGTCGTGAACCCAACCCCGTAAGGGTTGCCCGTTCCCGCAGTTTCAAAGACTATGGCTGCTATCCTCAACGGCACTTCCTGCATTTACGGCATCGGCTCTGGAACCGTGGCGAATCTCTTCGTCCAGTCCTACTCCGTCTCCTCTGGATTCAACAACGAGGACACCGTCCAGAACGAGGCCGGCCTGACCGTGACCCATCGCCTGGACGATCGCAAGACGACCCTCTCGGTGGACGGCATCTGCAAGACCGGAACTATTCCGACCCTTGGCTCGACGCTGACTTTCACGACCAACACCTCTTCGGCTTATCCCGCTGGCACGGCTTCTGCCAACTTCGTGGGCGGCGTAATCAAGGTAGGCGAGAAATCGGGCAATAAAGGTTTCTGCTCCGTCTCCGTCGAAGCGGTCGATTACGAAGGCATCTCGTACACGTAATTGACACCGCGCCGAGTGGGGTAGACTCAAGGCGTGGACGGAAGATTTCTGCGCGCTTTCACGGACCCGGCCAAGGTGATTTTCCTTGGTCGTCCTGTTTATGCCTGGTGCCTAAAGTACCGCGTGCGCCTGCTGGCCATCGACTCGCCTCTGGCCGACGAGTCTGGTCGCGTGCCCACTCCGCTTGACCTCCTTACGGCCGTCAAGATATGCGCCGAGGAACCGATCGGCGAACTGACGAAGGCCGAGATTAAACTGGTTAGGTCTTTGACCGAACGCCCTGGCAAGTTTGCGACGGAATGCGAACGGTTCCATGAGTACGCGCACGTCGGAGCTTGGCCTAAGTTCTGGGAGGCCAACAAGAAGAACGGGAGTTCGGCAGCCGATGCCGGCGTCCCTTGGCCGCTGATGGTAATCGCCTCACTAATCAAGAACGGCCACGAAGAAAAGCGGGCATGGGAGATGCCCGAGTGCCAAGCCATCTGGTTCAACTGCGCCTATGCCGCGATGAACGGCTCCGAGCAAAAGATACTGACGACCGACGAGGAGGCCTTCATGGAGGAGCAGGAACGCCTTGAAAAGGTTGCCCCCTCCGCAGAGGTAAAGACCCCCGAGCCCGATGTCCCAAAAACTTGAATATGAATTGAAGGGTAAGTCCGACGTCGAGCAGGTGACGGGTCGGGCGAAGAAGTCCGTCGAGACCCTTGGCCAGTCGTTCAAGAAGGCCGGCGACGACATCGTCAAGAAGTTGACCGGTATGTTTGCGGGTGCGGTCCTGTTCGACAAGGCGCTGAACTTCCTAGTCAGCACCTTTAGCGATCTCGACAAGATGGCCGACCAGGTTGACCGCTCCGGCTTGTCGGCCGAGAAGTTCCAGCAACTAGCCTGGGCGGCCAAGATGACGGGTGTCGAGATGTCCGTCCTTGCCAAGGCTACCCGTCAGCTTCGCGTTGATATGGCAGAGGCCGCCGCCGGCACGGGAAAGAAGCTCGCACTATTTAAGGCCCTAGGCGTGACGATGGAGCAGCTGAAGTCGGGCGACGCAACAGCCGTCTTTCTGGCGTTGGCCAAATCAATGGCAGGGACCGCGGACGACTCTGAACGTCTCATTATTTCTACCGCGATGTTCGGCGACAAGATTGGCAATGACATCCTGCCGATGCTTGCCGACTTCCAGAAACTGAACAAAGACATTGGCGACGCCCCGATCGTGGACGAGAAAACGTTGAAGGCTATTGGCGAATATAACGACCAGATGGACAGGCTCAACGCCTCCCTGGTAAGGCTTGCGGCTGGATTCGTCAGCGTCTATCAAAGTTATAGCAAGTGGGCCGAGAAGGTGGCAGAAGATGTCGCAACTGGGATGTTCGATTTTCTAGACAAAGTAGGCCCACGCGGTGCGGCCGCCAGCTTAACCACAACAGCGATTAAGTCCACCGGCATGGGTGGGGCCTTGGTCGTCATGGGTGCGGATGGCTCGACCCGTCCTACTGGTGGCGTGGCTCCTACTGGATCTTCTAGTAACGCCGCCGCCGTCCTAGCCGCAGCAAAAGCCGGAGGCAAAGAGGAGAAGGACAAGGCTGCCGACACCAAGGGAGCGGCCGGAGGAAACGCCGCGTCATCCGTCTCTGGCAACGTCATCGGCGTCGGCCAGAATGCCGTCGTCAGCGCCATCTACGAACAGACAGAAATCGCCAAACAGTCGATGACCTACCTTGAGATGATCGCACACAACTTTGGCCCGCAGAACAACTTCCGGGATATCACGGAAAAGGGCGGAACCCCTATCACCCCTGCGAGCCGCTAAGAATTCTTTACCATGGCAATCGTCAAACTAGGCAATCCACTCACGGCCAAGTTCCTTCAGGCCGGCTCGACTTATGAGACGGACGGCTACGGACTTCTCACCGCCAAGGGCATCTATCAGCTCGACCAGTCGGTCGGCGGCACGGCCATCGTCGGCGGTCAGGTTCATCCGCAATACTCGGACCTGTTCGTCCATAAGTTCACACTCACGCGCTACACCCTGGAGATTGATCAGGTAGAAGCGGACTACATCGGCATCATGA